AAAAAAGAATTCGAAGATCAAAGAGTCTTCTGTTCTTGCTGATTCAAAGTTCTTTACCGAAAAGGACATGATCCCTACGCCAGTGCCGATGATTAATGTCGCTCTGTCCGGATCAATTGATGGTGGACTAACACCAGGACTTACTGTTCTTGCAGGTCCGTCAAAACATTTCAAAACTTCTTTTGCACTCATCATGGCTTCGGCATACCTAGAGAAATATGAAGATGCAGTCCTACTCTTTTATGACTCAGAGTTTGGCTCACCTCAATCATATTTCACAACGTATGGTATCGACACAGGTCGAGTCCTTCATACTCCTGTCATGAACATTGAAGAGCTTAAGTTCGATCTCATCAATCAGCTTGAGAATATTGACAAGAAGGATAAGGTCATTGTGATTATCGATTCTATCGGTAATATTGCTTCGAAGAAAGAATTAGAAGATGCAATGAATGAAAAGTCCGTGGCTGATATGTCACGTGCAAAGCAGCTGAAGTCATTGTTCAGAATGACTACACCGTATCTTACAATGAAAGATATTCCGTGTGTTGCTGTTAATCATACATATAAAGAACAAGGACTGTTCCCGAAAGATATTGTATCAGGTGGCACAGGCGTTTACTATTCAGCAGATAATATCTGGATCATTGGACGTCAGCAAGACAAGCAAGGAACAGAGGTCAAGGGTTATCACTTTGTGATCAATGTGGAGAAATCAAGGTTTGTTAAAGAAAAATCTAAATTACCTATATCAGTTTCTTGGGAAGGTGGCGTTCAGCGTTGGAGCGGTTTGCTTGATGTTGCTTTGGATGGTGGCTACGTCGCTAAGCCTTCTAACGGTTGGTATTGTCGTGTCGACCGGAGCACTGGCGAGCTTATGGATCCAAAGTCGCGAGAACGGGATACGCTCACTGCTGGCTTCTGGGAACCCATCCTGGCAGAAACAGATTTCGCAGACTTCATCAAAAGAAAATACTCAATCGTAAGTGAGGCTATCAATGAAGGAGAATGAAGACTACGAGTTAGTTCCCATTGAGGAAGACCTGGATACTTGGGGTATTCGATTCCTTAAAGGTGACTTTATTGAGACAGTTGTGAAGTTTGGTGTTCTTCAGTTGATAGAAGAAACAGAAAATATATCATTTAACTTTGATATTGTTTCATCTCCTGATGAGAATCTAACTGTAGATAACGAAGAGCTACAAAAGGTTGTCTCAGATATATTATATGTAATAATCACAGAATCAATGGAAAAAGATGCAAGCGAATCTTGAACAAACGATCTTACGTAATCTTCTTACAGATGAGAAGTTCATGCGTAAGGTCTTACCTTTTATTAAGCCTGACTATTTTGAAGGTATCTATCGTATCCTTTTTAAAGAGGCAGGTAAGTTTGTAGCAAAGTATAATAAGCTACCGACTGCCGAAGCATTTCAGATTGAGATCGACCAAGCTGACAGATTATCTGATGAACAGTATCGTATGGCATCAGAGATTCTTCCACACTTGTTTTCAAACGAGGATGTAGATGAAATCTGGCTAAGTGATACAACTGAAAAATGGTGTCAGGACCGTGCAATCCATAATGCGATCATGGAATCTATCTCTATCATTGATGGAAAGCATGAGTCATTGACAAAAGGTGCATTGCCAGATCTATTGAGCAAAGCACTTGGTGTAGGATTTGATAATAACGTAGGTCACGATTACACAGAGAATGCAGAACAAAGATACGAATTTTATCACACTGAGGAAGAACGCCTACCTTTCGACCTTGAATACTTCAACCGAATTACGAAAGGAGGTTTGCCGACTAAGACGCTTAACATCGCTCTTGCAGGCACTGGTGTTGGTAAGTCTCTGTTCATGTGCCATATGGCTGCTGCTTCTCTAACACAAGGATCAAATGTCCTATACATAACTATGGAGATGGCAGAAGAACGTATTGCAGAACGTATCGATGCTAACTTGTTAAACGTTGCTATTGATCAGTTAGACAAACTATCGAAGGACATGTTCACAACAAAGGTCGCTGATATATCCCGTAAGACGACTGGTAAATTAATCATCAAAGAGTATCCAACTGGTCAAGCACATAGTGGTCACTTCCGTGGTCTGCTCAATGAGCTCAAGCTGAAGAAGGAGTTTATTCCTGACATCATCTTTATTGATTACCTGAATATTTGTTCTAGCTCAAGAATGAAAGGAATGGGCGGTGCCATAAACTCGTATAATTATATTAAAGCGATTGCAGAAGAGATCCGTGGTCTTGCTGTTGAGTTTGATGTTCCGATCGTGTCGGCTACACAGACTACAAGGTCTGGCTATTCAAACTCAGATGTTGGTCTTGAAGATACATCAGAATCGTTTGGCTTACCAGCGACAGCAGATCTTATGTTTGCATTGATATCAACAGAAGAGCTTGAGCAAGCCGGTCAGATCATGGTCAAGCAGCTGAAGAATAGATATAATGATCCGACTAACTACAAGCGGTTCTTGATTGGTATTGATCGTTCTAAGATGCGCTTATATGATATTGAAGAGTCACAACAGGATCTAATGAATGATGATCCTATACCTGACAGACCGCTAAATACATTTGGTAATAATGAGAAACCTGATACATCCGGATGGAAATTATAATGGCAGGACCAGGAACTACAGTATACGACACACATAGAGCACGTTGGATAGAAGAATTAGTTAATTCAAATAATTTAAAACATGGAGTTGAGGTTGGTGTGTTTAAAGGCACAACATTTAAACACCTTATAAAAAATTGTCCTAACTTACATCTTACCGGAATTGATGTATTTTGCGGTGATAAAGAGTGGCGAGCAAAGAAAATTACAACAACAAAAGAACTAAATGATCTCCCGCCTGTAAAGTGGTATAAGGATTTAATTGAATTTGCTGAAGAGTATTCAGAGCGAGCAACTATTTGTAGAGACTTTTCAAATAAAGCATGTGAAAAAATTAAGGACAATTCACTTGATTTCGTATTTATCGACGCTAGTCATGATTACAAAAGCGTATTAGAGGACATCAAATGCTGGGAGCCAAAGGTAAAAAAAGGTGGAATTATTTCTGGTCACGACATTGATATACTTGAAGTAAGAAGAGCTGTTCAGGATCATAAATTATTTTTTAACGAAGCGCAAGACAATGTATGGTATTATAGAAAATGAAAGATGAACTAATGACTATCACCATGGAAGAATGTGGTGAGGTGATCCAAGCTTGCTCGAAGGTAATGAGATTTCCTGGTGAGCAATCAACCGAGATGTTAAAGAAGGAACTTGGTGATTTATATTGCATGATAGAGATCATGATTGAAAAACAAATGCTCACGTACACTGACCTTGTACAGGGGTCGAAAGCGAAACGTGACAAATTGAAAGTATGGAGTAACTTAGAGTTATGACAGCACGTTTGATTAGCTATAGTAAGGCAATGAATTATGAATCGGAACATGAGGATCTATGTGAAACCATCGCATACTGCGCAAGAGTATCAAATCCCTCTAATCAAAATAATACTGAGACAAATGAAAAATTACTACGATACCTTATCAAGCACGAACACTGGTCTCCCTTTGAAATGGCGTCGGCGTGTCTTGAGATTGAAACGACTCGTGACATCGCTCGTCAAATTTTAAGACATAGATCATTCTCATTTCAAGAGTTTAGTCAACGGTATGCAAACCCTGATGCCGAGTTTGATGACATGTTCCAGAGAAGAGAACGTCGAGAGCAGGATCCAAACAATAGACAAAACTCAATCACCGTAGCAGATGATGGATATGATTGGGATAGATTACAAAGACGCGTCGAGTGGATGTGTGCGAGAGAATATCGTAATGCGATTAAGATGGGTGTAGCAAAGGAGCAAGCAAGAGCATTGCTGCCTGAAGGTTTGACTAAGTCACGTCTTTATATGAACGGTACTATTCGCTCTTGGATTCATTACATTCAGTTGCGGTCAGGTCATGGCACACAGAAAGAACATATGGAGATTGCAAGAGAATGTGCTTGTGCCCTACATCCGATATTTCCTATGATCGAGGAGTTTATCAGTGAGCTTTAGTTTCCCACCGATCTATCAGCCGTATATTAATCTCTACTCACCATTTCCTAAAGTAGAGCCTGTTGAAAAACTCAGTAGACCGTATGATAATAAGATCGAAACCCTAGTCCTTTACGATAAGAAAGGACAAATTCAGGAATATTGCAATGAGCAATGTAATAAGCCTAGACGAGTATAGAAAGAAAAAAGAAGAAGAAGCCGAGAGACAAATAGCGAATGAACTCCATATGCTATTGTCAGAGCTTATGTTAGATGATGAACCAGTGATAATAACGTATGAAGACTCAGACGGTACACTACATACTTACAATCTAAATGAACTAAGTGACCTAACTGATTCATCTTATTAGCATTTTTATTTGAAAAAAAAGTATGTACATCTTCGAATATTATAGTATAATGGTACTATAAATTGATGAGGAGAATATGATGATTACACTTGATATGGTAAAAGAGCTTAATGCTATGGTTGCAAATTCCATACTTAAGCCTACTCTTGCTTCAAAGGCGATTGCGTACATCAGCGTTGCTGATATCGATGAGATCGAAGATTTCGATAGCATGAGCACTAGCGAAGCAGTTGACTACGTTCTTGACATCGTGAGGTACTCGTAATGGCTTGGGCATATACTCAAAACTACCTTGATGTCATGATTGTTCTTGGCATCACTGGAGCTGCCATCTCATGGTTATTGATTTCTGGTGAATGGAGAAAGTTTTGATTCGTATACTTCGTGAAACGACTGGTACGGTGGATGGCTTCACCTACCAGCCTCATTTATATTATGTGAATGAGAAAGAAAAACTTGTATGGTTTCAAGTCGGTGACTACAGTCGCGGCTTAGATAAATATTCTAAACCACTGTCATTTGATATGCGTGCACGTAAGTTCGATCTGGTCGGTACAGTTCCAGAGCTGCATGACGATTCTATCGTTGAGATCAAATCTGAGAGTGGTTACATACACCACGTGAACACAGCAAAGAACACGTGTACGTGCAAGGGATATAAATTCCACGGACGTTGCAAACATTTGAAGATGGTAGCGTAAGTGATTGATAACTTTATACAAACTTTTGTGAAAATAGTTATGTACATTTCCGTGAGACTTGGTATAATGGTCATAAGAAATGAGGAGAATGATTATGAAAATGCTTAATAAAGTTTCTAAGTCCGAAACCCCACGTTGGGATATTATGAAAAAGCTAGATGCAATCTCAGCTGACATCGATCGCCTGAGCAACGACCTTAACAAGATTGGCGGTAAGAAAGACGAAGTCGACATGATTGCTGCTGCTTATTGGAATGTGCGTCATGCGATGATGAAAATCAATAACCACCGTGATGGAGAATTGAACAATGCGTAATATCGATGTACCAGGTGCGAAGGAGATCTTTGCAAAGCAGGATGAGTTAATGGCTACGTTCTGGCAGAACAAGGCTTGGATCAAAGCAACTATTGCAATACACGAAGCGGTTCGTGAGGACTATTTCTTTGAGAAGATTCGGAAGCTTCGTGCTTCTACTTCGTACAAACGCAGTGCTGCCGCTTATTATGCTAAGCATGGAACAGTAGGAGAGTTTTAATGTATAAATCGTTGACAGGAATTTACGCTGCTCTCGCAGTCTCAGGTGGACTGTTTGCAGCAGCGTTAGATTCTTTAGTTGTTTTAGGTCTGGTTATTGTAACAATAGCCTATTTGATGTATACTGATGGGATGTTCAAAAATGAGTAAGATGGGTAATGACTTTTTTGATATGCAAGAAGATGCTATCAACATGACAAAGGACGAGTTTGTCAAAAAGTATGGCCAGATCAATGCAGATCTGTATGAACAGATCAATAATGACAATGAACCAGATCCTGAGTTCTTAACAGAATGAGATATGGTGATGGGGGATTACTTCCCCCGATGTCTCGTGGAGGCACTGGTTTACCGAAATATGATCGAAGTGCAGCCCGAAAGAAATCACAACAGTTTGTTCGAATCTTTGGGTGGTGTTATACCATCGCAATGGTCTTTAGTTTTCTTACAGGATGGGCCATCGGAGGAAGTATTAGATGAGTAAGTATGTAATGGTAGATGCAGTCTCAATGTTCAGCATGAAGTACTGTATTGAAGTGCCGGATGAAATGGAAGACAAGGATCTGCTTGACCATGTCGAGAAGCAGGTATCTGCGGGTAATACCATGGAGTTCACTCAACGGCATATGGGTGAAACAGTATCAAATTACTCGATAGTTACAAAAAATGAAATTATCGAGCAATTTCGTTCTGAAGAACCTTACTTTGCTTCATGGGGTGAAGAGCTTATTATGAGGCAAGTGACTCCGATTGGCTTCAATCGTGATGAGTATGATAAAGAGGAAGAAAGAAAATGGCGGCTAAATACGAATTGATGTTTGAACCGTTGCCAGGTGGTTGGAAATACGGATTTCCTCGAGCATTACCAGAAGAAGCAGTAATGGGAAAAGGAGCTGATCTACAGATCAATCCTGATTTTGATACTGTAAAATGGGTTGCTAGTTTTGGGTTTCCAGAAGATCAGATATATAAATGGAAGACCTGGCCAGAAAAGATTAAAGATGAAGCTGCAGAAAAGATGGGCGACTTGAAATTTACCACGGCTGGTGATTACATATATCCTGGGAGCGATTGTCAGCAATGAAGGAAGGAATATTTTGGTTAGTATTAGTGCTAGGTTCTAGCGGTGGAGTCCTTACTTTTTTAGGTGGTGGTGAGAATCGTAACATTGGTTTTAATAATGGCCAGTGTCCTCGAGGTGAATATTTTTGTGGAGTAACTTGGAAATGAAAGATTATATGTCTGTGGGAATCTACGCTGTTGGTGCTGCCATTATCGTAGGTTTAGTAGTTTGGTATACTCACTTCGTATGGAGTGATTGCCTAGATGAAAATGCATTCTTAACATGCATGAGGATGTTGAACAAATGATTCTACTTGATATTTTGAATCCAAATAAAAATGGATTAAGGGCAGCTCCGCCAGAGTATAAGTTCATGATCAGCTGTATACTGGCTGCATTCTGGTGTATTGCATTTGGAATCTATACTGCTGAGTTATTGTTTATTGGATACAGTATTATTGGTCATATAATACTAATCTTTATGGTATTTGTGACATGGACTGTATTTAAGAATGTTCGTAAGCATAGTCCCCCATCACCTCCAAATAAGGTGCAGTGGGATCTGGAGAGAGAAGGGTGATAGGCACAATATTATTAATGTTCAGTATGAACGATCTACCACTACAGGTCTCACAAACAAAGTATCAAACATTAGATGATTGTGCTGACTTTGTTGAGACACTAGCGGGGATGCCTGTGATAGAGAACGATTACAGTTTTAAGTTTCAGTCGATTGAACCTACTGATGGATCAGTACATACATTCTCT